TTGTTCAAACTTCTCAAATAGTTTTGGATCCATACCATCGTGCGCCATAATACCTCTACCAATTTCAAAGTTAGCTAATTCAAGATGAGAACCCAACCAGTCTGCTTTGCAGTCTCTAATAAAGTTCATTGATTGGTCGTAGTTATCTGCGCATATCCATGGGAGCAATCCCATACTTAAAGAACCATATTGCATAACAGTTGGTTCCATAACTATATGAATCTCATTCATATAATGGCCTAAGCATTCTTTTAGTGAATTTAATTCATTAGTATTTTTATAATACGTATCATGGTTACCAGGTATAATATCCATAACCATATTTTTTTTTCTTAAAGGTTCTAGAAACACTCTTCTATTTTGGTTAAGTGCTTTAAAGTTTACAAACTTACGATGATCATAATAATCACCTAGATGCAATATTTGTTTTACTCCACGTTTTTCACATTCCGGAAAAAATATATTTGTATAAAAGTCTTCTGCATTATCTAAAAATATTTCTGAAGAGTTTCTAATTCCACAATGTGTATCATTGAGTATTGCTAGTTTCATTCGTTATTCTCTTTCTTAAATCACTTGTACTGAACCTATGTTCTCTTTTATTAAAGTACAATTCTATATCACGTGCTTTACAAATATCTCTACCTGTAAAGTCTTTTTCTCTATATTCTTCACCTAGTATACGTACATCTATATTTCTCATAGAAAGTATATCTACAAGATCAGATTCATACATATATGGAATAACTTCATCTACAAATTTAACTGCAGATAATTGTGTATATCTTTCAACTATTGTTTGAACGGGTTTGTTTTTTTCTATTCTATCAATTGAAGGATCAATTTGTAAAGCGCATATTAAATATTCGCATTGGCCTTTTGCTTCTCTTAACATCTCAACATGACCAGCATGTAATAGATCAAATGTCGAAGCAGTAATACCTACCTTCATAACATGAACTCACTTAAGTCTGAATCTGCTAATTTAGTTTTACGTTTCTTTTTTTCTTTCTTAACTATTTCTTTTACTTCATTATCTGTATTACGTACTCTTGCAATTCTGTCTTTAAGAGTATCAACAAAATGCGCTGCTTGGCCTGCTGCTACAGATTCAGTACCAGTATCAATAAAGCTCTCGATACCAGATTTAGCTAAGTATTTTAATTTAATTTCTTGTTGTTTTTTTTCTTTTGAAATTCTTCTTAAAAATGCATACCATGTTATCTGAGTAAAATATGCAAATGCATTTGGTTTACCAGTTCTAGTAGCTGCTTCTAAGTTATAGTTACTAATTGCTTTCAAACAGTTTTCAACTGCATCCATAACCATTTCTTCTCTGTATGTATATCTTATAAAGTTACCTTTATGTGATAAACCTTCAGCTATTTTTAAGAAACATTGTGCCACATAATCTGGAACTGTTGGAATTTTAGTTTCGTCTTTTCTTGCAATTACAACTCTTTCAACATATTCGACCACTGCAGTAGAAAAGTCAGAATTGTTAACGTAATGTATGCTTTTTTTGCGTGCCATTGTTATAACCTTTATTTTATAGTATTATTATACACTGATTTTACGTAAATGTACACTGTTTAATTTGTCTCTTAATTAAAAATATAATGGTGTACATTTGTTAAAAAGTATGGTATAATAAAAGAGTATACGGGGAGAAGGGGAATATACCTTAGTGAAAGGTCTTCCGTGGTCTAAATTTAATTATCTTACCACTATCAGAATCTAAAGAAGATGGAGCTTCTTCAGTTGCACCGTACTTATTGTATAAGAAATCATCCATTTCATCATCAGTTAATTCTCTTAATTCATCCTGTATTTCGTCTAGATTAGCATATGCTGTTGTTTTATTATTTCTTTTCACATCATCAGATATTCGAGTTATACATCTATTATAATGTTTTAGTATATCTTTAGATGGATTGGTTGTTACTATTATATGTGCTGAATTTAAAGTTTGTAAAGAAGTAGGATCATCTTGAAAAGACATCCAAGGTCTAAAACAAAAGAACCTCCAACCTTTTTGATAATCTTCTACGCCAATTACTCTTAAAGCTCGTTTAACTAAAACATCACCAGCTTCATCACCGGTGTCCCAGTCAACAACTTCACAAATTATTTCTTCATTATTAGTTAATTTAAATTGTTTTATATTCATAAATTCACTCTATAAGTTTTATGGTTAAATTTTTCTCTACCGTAAATTCTTAATCTTTCATCAGCATGTAATATACCAAAATTTTTCTTTGTCTTCCATGTTATGTCATCAATGATGTCGTAAAGAGTTGCATCTTTATTATCATCTGTCTTTCTTAAACCTCTACCAATACTTTGCAAAACTCTTATCTGTGACTTAGATGGTGATGCAAAGACAATATTATGTAGGTTCCTAATATTTATACCTGTACTAAACGTACCGAGAGACGCTACTGTTATTGAATTTTTTTGTTTTTCTACTATTGCTCTTATGGCTTCTCTGTCAGTAGCAGCTGTTTCGCCGGATACAAAAAAAGTCTTGCGACTTTCTTCTACTTCGTCTTTAATAAGATTGTATAATGGTTTGCCATGTTTTTCTACATAGTTATATAATACTAATGTATTACCTTTTAAATCAAGTGTAAGATTTTTAATGAATGTATTTCGTTTACTGTTAGTAACAATAAATTCTATTTCTTCTTGGTATGTTTTTTTACCAAAATCTTTCTTAATATTTTCGCCATGATCTAATATTATTCTGCGTATTGTAAGTTTAGCGAGTGTGTCATTATCTTGTAATTCTCTTGTGCTTGTAACTCTATGTACTTTACCAAACAATCCTTGTAATACTAATTCGTGTGTTAGCGCACCATCTAATGTTCCTGTCGTACCAAATCTGTATTCAGCTTCTATACATTTATTCATAATAGTTGTTAATGATTTAGATTTAAATCCGTGACACTCGTCACCAAAGACTGTACCAAATCTACTAAACCATTCTGGCAGAAATCTGTATATAGATTGCCACGTGCTTATTATAACTCTTTTATCTGTGTTCTTATCTTTACCTGAATATATTCTATGGCAGTGTGCTTCTACATTATATCCATAGGTTTTAAAATCATTATACATCTGTTCAACTAATGATGTAGTTGGTACAATAATTAATACATCATTATCAAACGACGTTAACATATATCGCATAAGAACATAAATGATTAGTGATTTACCAGAACCAGTAGGAGATAACAATATAGCGTTTTTCTTTTGTATACCTGTACACACTGCATCAAACTGATAATCTCTTATTTTAAACGGTAGCTTTAATGCATCTACAAACTTCATCATAAATTCTGGATTTATTTTATTACCTTCATTAGGACTACCATAATCTGATTCCATTATCTCAACTTCGTATTCACGGCTTTCGGCAAATGATAGTATTTGCGGAAATAAACCTGCAGAGATTTCACCAGTTATCTGATTAAATAATCTTATTTTTCCATCCCATAGCCTGTTACGAAATGCAGGCATAAATTTATATCCTGGTACAAAAAAAGAAAAAAACTCTCTTAACTCTGCGCCTACGCCCCTATCACAGTCTACGTGTATGACAGAATGATTTAGTTTCCTGACTCGAATTGTTTCCATTTAATCATATTCGCTATAGTTTGGTGTCTCCACTTTAAGTTATCGATAATTTCAGATAAAGTGTCAACAACGGTTTTCCAGTATTGGATTCTTTCTTCTGATTTCTGTATTTCTGGATCGCTATCATAATAGTAATCCATTTCTCCTTTTAACACTTTAAGACCATCAAACGGATCCGGCACCCAGCCTTTTTCTTCTATACTTTTCTGGTCCATCTTACCATTGTAATATAACCATTTATCTTTTAAAAGTTTCTTTTGTTCAAATTCTGCTCGTCTTAATTCTAATTTAGCTGTAGACCAAATTTGTAAGTATTTTGCATGTAGGGTTGGAGTGTTTCTAGAAGTTTCGTCTAATTGTGCATTACTAATAATGCTGTCGGTTTGCCACATTTCGTGGACTTTTTTCAAGTCTATCATTATCTCTCCAATAATATATATTAACCGGTTACAGTACCAGTTACGTCAAATGAATCTGTTATTGCACCAGTAGTTGGATTAATTGTTTTAATATCAAAATAAGTAAATCTAAACGAAGCACCAAATGTCAAGAAAGATTCAGCACCACTTGTAGCTTGAAACTGAATATCAGTTAATGCTGTTGGTATACTATCTCTATATATAATTTGTGCTATTGCATTGTTAGAACTATTTAATATTGATAACGTTATATCAGACATTGCAGGTATCGCATTTGCGTTATTAAATCTATCAAGTGCTGTTACGTTATCTTGATCAAGATTTCTTCTCATCCAGTTGTGCATTTCTGTATAAGTTTTCATATCTTCATCAATGATTATATTTGCCAACATTTCATTATAAGTAAGTTTGTCACCTATAAATGGAATTGCTGCTATTTTCTTATAGCCAAGATCTGCCGTATTCATAATTACACCAGCGTGGGTGAAATCTTGACAGAAGAACTCTAAGTTCGGATAATTTTTTCTATCTATTACTAACTTAAATCCAGTTGGTTGTAGATAGTTAAAGTTTGTAGTTAATGCCATAATTGTATTTATATGAAAAAAAGAGGGACTTTCGTCCCTCTTCTAATATTAATTTAAAGTACTAAGACTAAGCACCTAGAATATTGTCAACTCTGAATATTCTGTAGTACTGGTTAGTCTTAACTGCGGCTAGGCCATCAGCAGGTGTAGCACCTACAAATGGGTTAGATGCCATTCCATATCTGGTTTTAAAACCAATTTTTGGTTGGAATGTATCTTCACCAACAGCACGTACCATTGTTAATGGAACGTATGGGCAATAGAATAGACCAGCATCGTATGGGTTAGTTCCCTTATATCCAACTGTTACATAGTTTTGTACAGCATATGGATCGATGTAGACTCTTGTTCTACCATTTAAAGTACCAGCAAAAGTATTACCTGTGTCATCAACATTTAAGTTTGTTGACATTGCAGGTGTATAGTCTAACATACCAGCTGCAGAAAGTGCAGATGCTACATCAGATGAACACACGATAAAGTTTCCTTTACCTCTACGTGTCTCGATTGCAATTCTATTACATTCTCTTTCGATCTGTAATACAAGTCCTTTAAACTTTTCAACTGACCATCTACCATCTGCATCTGTCTGAACGTTAAAAATACCGTTAATAGCAGTGTTAGATTGTAGAGCACCAGTTTTAGCTTGAGAGTTAATAGTTCTAATAACTTCTCTATTGATTTCAGCTAAGATTTCTGTTGACAAGATGTTTGCCAATTCTGTCTCAGCGTCTAGACCATGAATAGCTTTAAGGTCTTGAGCTAATTCTAAGCTGTATTCAGCTTTTAATGCTCTTGACTTAGCAGTCACAGTTGCTTTTTCAATAGTGAAACCCATCTCATTAAAAGTACTACCAGTAGATGCGCCAAGTTCTTCAGCGTCTACAGTTGGCATACCACCAGCTGCAAGAGCTGTAAGTCTGTCGTCATCTATTGTGCCAACATCTGCAGGCTCTGAGCCACTTTGTGAGTCTCTTAGACCTGATACGTTATCAGAATCATGAGTACCAGCACTGTCTCCAGAAAAGCGTGTTTCAGCTTCGTTGAATAATGCTTCTCTATTTGATGTTGAACCACCACCGTATCTTGACTTCATTGCGAAGATAAGACCAGTTGGGCCAGACATTGGTTGTACACCACAGATGTCATATGCCATTAAGTTAGGCATAGCACGTCTTACTAGTGCGATTAATACTGGATTCCAGTTTGCTACTGAACCAACATTGTTACCTGGAGCTGCTTCTGTAATCATTCCTTCTTCTTTAAGAGCGATTTCCTGATTCTCAAGTACTGCAGCTGTTACAGCTTTTTTATGATGATCTGCAATAGTACCAGCTGACTCTTCGTTCAGTACTGGTGCCCATTTTTCGATCAATCTATCGTATGATTGTGTCATTTAAGACTCCCTATTTATTTGCAGTTTTCTTTATTGCTTTAAGATATTGATCCATTGAACCTGATGACTCTACAATTGGAGCGTCATCATCTTCAACAATCTCATCTTGAGTTTTAGTTGTCTTAGCAAAATATGATTCTTTTAACTGAGCTACTTTCTGTGCGAAAGTTTCTTCGTCATCAAAATCAACGTTTTCTGCTAAACCTTTTAGCTTTTCGACTTGAGTTTCAGCTAAATCTTTGGTTGCCTCTCTAATGATAGACTCCCTCTTATATAACTCTAACTCTTCAGCCATTGATACGGACTTTGCGATTGTGTCATTGAGTTGTGTCTCAAGTTCATCAACATTGTCTGCGAGTTCGTCAACCACGTCAACTTTATCCTCTGGCACCTGAATGTGAGACTCAGTGAATAGATCTTTTAACTTATTCATAAAATCTTCAGCGATTTCAGTTCTTAAACCATTTTGGATTGCTAACTTGTTGTCTTCCATCCAGCCTTCAACTACGTAGTTTAGGTAGCTGTCTACTTTCTCCACAAGTTCCTTTTTAGTACTTTCAACTTCTTCTGAAAGTTCTTCGTTGTACTTCTCTTCTAGTCTGTCAATCTCAACATTTATTTTTGAATTGATTGCAGCTTCAAAGATAGTCTCTGCTTTCTGCTTGAATTCTTCAGACAGTGTAGCTTCTTCGTTAACAAGTGCTTTAAGATCGTCTTTAAAATCAACTTCAACCTGAACTTGATCTTGATCTTGATCCTCAACAAGTTGGTCTTCGTTACTTACGTAACTTTCGCCTTTAAACATTGCAGATAAACCTGCTTTGTCCATTCCTTGCATTTTACCAACCATTGCAGCAATAATTCCTGCTTTAGTTTTTGGCATTGGATCTTGCTTAGTGTTATCACCTTTACGCTTTGGGGCGCTTCCAGTGGCATCACCTGCCTTGTCGACTGCAGCTATTGACTGAGCTTCAGCATTCTTAGGATCGTGAGCTTCCACAACTTCGTCAGTTACTTCGTCATGGAGTTCTTCTTCCTGATTTTCGATAATTTCTTTATCAGTCATTTTAGACTCCTATTTATTATTTTTGAGTAACGAGAGGAAATTCTTAAACTCACGAACTTGTGTCTCATAGAGATCAGCGCGCGGAGCTTTCTTAATTTCAGTCTCCATTCTTTCAATTGTTTGTGCTTCTATAATGCCGTTATTCCAAACCCATTCT